TTGTAGTCTACCTAATACTGGACCAAGTAATCTCATCTTCTCTTCGTTTCTTTGGATAACTTCTGTCGCTGTCATTTGTGGACCTTGTTGCATCATAAGTTGATTAACATAGAACACAGCTCTAATTGCATCTCTTCTTTGCTCTTCCATGTTTAATCCTAATGGATTGTTTGCACCAATGTTTAATGGTTCAATTCTATCTCTAGTACCACTTCTATAAAAATTTAGTCCACCTGGTACAGTTCTAACAGGAAGTAGGAATCCATCATCTGGAACTAATAGTGGTGGGTCAACTTGTTTCTGTGCAGCTTTAATTGTGGTCTTTGACATTTCGTTTAGCATCTTAACGTCTGGCAAAGCTGTCATTGCTGGAGATCTACCATAAATTTCGTTTGATGCTTTTAAGTATCTTGGTACTACAAAAGGAAACTCTTTAAATCCAGAGATAGATAATTCATTTCCATTTTTATATTCTAAGTAAACAGATTCAAATGGCATATTCTCTTTGTCTTTTTTCTTAGGATTAAAATCTGATCTTGGATAAACTGAATGTAGTATTTCTACTTCTTGGTATGGATCTTTTCTAAAGATACCTTGTATGTCTGATGACACATTATCACCAAATTTTTGTACTGCAGCTCTAGCAGATATTTTAAATCTTCTAAAGATTGTATCTATTCTACCTTTGTCATTCTCTGCAATAAATACTTCGTTGATGTGTCTTGTTGAAAACTTAATTAAATCATCATCATCTTCTTCAATAAACATACAAGCTGTACCAAATGTAATTAAGTCATGATACAATTCAAATATTTCTTGTTGAAAGTTTGATCTGTTAAATGCTGTGTACATTGCATCTGTTGCTGACTCTAACCAAATTTTTGCTTCGTCTTCATTTTCAACATCTTCATCTTTAAATCTTAAAGTAAACCAAGGTGTGGATGGGTTAGTCAACATACCATGTAATGATGCTGCTAATAATTCTACTGCTTGTATTGGAGATGAATCAAAGATCATCTCATTTCTTTTATCACCTCTAGCTCTAGTCTTGGTTACGTCTGCTTTTCTTGGTTGCATATAATCTGCAACTTCCTGCCAATGCGTTTCCCAATTTTGTCTTTGACCTTCTAGCTTCTCGTATCTTGATAATAAACTTTTACTTAAATCTGTTCTTGCCATTATGCTCCTAGTAGACTTGGTTTGCCTAATGTTAATTTGTTATCTGTTACACCTTTAGATGAAGTTAATCTTGTCATTGATCTTCCTCTTTTTTTTGTTTTTCTTAAATCATATGCTTCTGCATCTGCTGCAGCACTTTGTGATAACTCAGCTTCTGTAGGTGCTATAGTTTGTACAGTTTGACCACCAGCAGTTTTTTTAAGTATAGTTGGTGCAGGTGTGTTGTTATTATCATTACCTCCACCAGTATTAACATTATCTGACGAATTTGTGTAACCTTGTTTTTTTAATTCTGCTAAACCTTCTTTTGATCCAAGGTAAGAAGTATCCATATTAATATCATCACCTGTCAAACCTTTATCTTTAATAAATTTTTGTCGTCTTTCTAAATTCATTTCATAAGGAGTTTTTCCTGTAATACCTTTTATTATTGCTCCAGTAACTCCACCATCTTTTACAAAAGTTCTAAATTCATTTCTTTCTGAAACTTTCTTTGCATCTTTTACAGTTCCTGTTTTACCTGTCTTAGTAACTAAACCTGCTGGTCCGACTCCTCCGCCACCTCCACCAGTTGATGCTCCTCCTGCTCCCATATTATTCTCCGAATGTTAGTGATGAAGTTGTTTCTGATTTTGTTTCTTTTGTTTCAGATTTAACTTCTGGTTTTGCAATTTCGTTTTCAAAAGTTTTATCTTCAGCTAATACTAAAACTTCTTCTTCAATTTTTTCTTTTGGTTTTTTTTTAAAAATTTTTTTAATTTTTTCAAACATACTATGATCCAAATAATTTTTTATTAGATATTTTTAAATTGCTTAACAACAAACCACCAGAAGTTACTATTCCACTTTTAGGTGATGAAGTATATCTTGTTTTTTTTGTTTTGGTATTAACTTTTTTTTTACTTTTAGTATTAGTATTTATTGTTTTTTTAAGTAATTTTATTACTTCTGGTTTATTTATTAATTTTGGAATCATTTTACCAATCATATTATTTACCTAACAAAGTTTGTAGTTTTGAATCTTCATCTTCTTGTACGCCAAGGGGTGAAGTAAGTATTGTAGACTTTCTACCTCTTCTTCTTCTTTCAACTGCTGCCTGTTCTTTTGCGATAGCTTCTTTTTCCTCTGCTGAAACTTCTGCTGAAGGTGGTTCTGGTGCAGGTTGAACTGGTGGTAGTGGTGGCATTTTTGGTTTGAATAATGATCCCATAATTATATAATCCTGTAACTATTATCTGCTATACTTTGTGGAGCAGTTTGTCTAGTATTAATTTCTTGTAGTCCAACAGCAAGGTAACGCATAGCATCACAGGCGTGTGAACTCCAATCATGTACAGGCTTTGATCTAAACATTCTATTTTTATCAATATACTTCCTGTGGTAATGTCTTAACGCATCTATTAATTTTTTGCAATGGTCTGTGTCTATCCAACATCTAGGCAGGGTCATTGTGGTTGCGTGTATGCCATCCTCTAGTGGAATTTTTGGAACGACTTTAAATCTAATTCCTAATTGGTAGGCGACCTCTCTCCGGGTCTTACCATTTCCAAAATCGGTAACTTCAATATCGTGTGGTGCAAAGTGATCTTTGTAGACGTACTCTTTTTCTTTCACAAGCTGGATATAGTAAGGTAATCCTTGACCTCTCTCTTCATGGTAATCTATTATACTTATGCTTCTGCCTAACTGCTGGTAAAATATAATAGCACTATGGTCGGAGACCCCGAGATCCCATGCTGTTGATACAGGTAGTGAAGGATCGTAGGGAACTCTAGATAATTGTTTTTGATCATCTAGTTTACCTATTACATCTCCATATACTGCACCTTCTATGTTTGCTATCCAATCACACTCAAACTCTTGCAGGTACTTCTTATCACCCATAACTTCTTTTGCTTTGACTAACTCATCCTCATCTACAATATTAGTATCTGATGCTTTAGCTTTGTAGTTAAACCAATCTTCCGCACCTTGTGCGTGTTGGTACAACTCATAGAAGTTGTTGTTCATTCCCATTGGTGTGCCAATAAAGACACAGTAACCTTTTCTATCTGATAATGCTGGTCTAATAATTTCTGGAAATAACTTACTGTTGACGTTTGCATATTCATCAATCACACATCCGTCAAGGTATATCCCTCTTAATCCATCTGGAGACTCTGAGCCTAGCAAAGTAATACGAGAACCATTTGGCAAATCAACTCTAAGTTCTGTTTCGTTAAACTTGGTGTGGGGTATTTTGGCGGTGAACTGTTTCATGTAATCCCATGCAATAGACTTAGCTTGTTTAAAGGTTGGAGCAATGTAAGCAAATCTAGGGTTCTTGAGTTTGGACAGTAATGCTGACCTAATTAGATGATTAATCATACATACTGTCTTTCCAAACCTTCTGTGACATACTAGCACATTCCATCTATGTTTATCTATTTGTCTATGTAAGTGAGCTTGGTGCTTTCTTGGTGTATAGGGAATCTTAATATCCATGTCTAGTGAATTGAATTACTGTGATTATCTCCATTAAAAGGTATGTACTCAAATCCTAGCTTCATCATAATGTAAGATGTAAATAACTCGGCAGAGTCATTGTTAGGCATACCAAAGAATTTAATTACTACATTGTTAGATTTCTCTTCTATAAAGCAAACACAATCTAGATCTTCTGATGAAAAATAGTTCATGTACCACATATAGTTTATTTTGAGGTTATTAAAAGTAAAAGGTGTGGGTGTGTATAAAGGTGTCTGTGTGTAAAGGTGTCCTACAGTTCGGTGTATATATATATAATAAACTGCGGTCGCTTCTGGGGGTATAGGGGGGGTCAAGATTAAAAAAAAGCAATCTAGCTGTAAAATATTACTAACGATAATAATGCGATAACACTAGTAATAATATTTTTTTCTTATAATGCTTTATTATCGGAAAATATATAGGTCAGTATTATTGACCCGTTAGTTATATCGCATAAAATATTTTTTGATGTTGATGAGAATAGTATACAACTTTATTAACCTTATAACTTTTAAACCCTTTAATCTTTTAACTCTAATTTATTAACTCTAATCTTTTAACTTTTAACTTCTTAACCTTACAACCTTTTTAATTATACATTAGAATTATTCTAATTTATATCATGCGTCAATTTGTCAACTTACATTAATTAACCAATAGATTAAATTAAAAGAAACAAACAAAAAAGAAAGGTTAAACAATGACTAAATTTAAAACATTAATAAACTTTAAAGATGGTACTTCAATGTATTCAAGAGATCATAAAGAAGCATTTGAAAATGCTAAATTGAAAGGTTTAAATAATCCAAACGAATATATGTATATGTATTCTCAAGGTAATAAGGATTATTTTAAAAATATTAATTACAGAAATTACATAAATTTTAATCAATAGAAAGGGTTAATAATGAATAAAAACTTATTATGGGGATCTATATTTTTTATAGCTTCAACAGTTTTTACAACTTCATTAATTTTATATATGCTTCATTTATGGTCTATTTAGTGCGACAATATGACCAATATAAAAATATGATGAT